GGATTGAAAGTAGGGACAAGGGAGTTAACTCCGAGGGAGAAATTGTATTCGGTGGTGTAGATCTATATAAGTTTATTAGAGGCGCATAACTCAATTCATTATGGAATTTCCAATCTTTCAGGTAAGTTTACAGCATTATTCAATTCGTAATTGGGAAGAGAAAAAGAAACCTCTGTTGGATAAAATTCCAACAGGAGATTATACAGATTTTATGGCATACCAAAGAGACTTGGCAGTGCCACCATATCTTGATGAGTTGAGTGATTGTGTTGAAGAAGAGATAGCACACTTTCAACAGTCATATCCATGTCCTGTTGTAATTACAAATGCTTGGACAGAGACTGCTAGACAATATGATTATCATCCTGTGCATCAACATGGTGCTACAGGATTTTCTGCTATTCTATATTTAAAGTTTAGTCCTCAATGTCATGAGGCAACAAAGTTTTACTCTCCTTTCAATGATCCTGCAACAGGAGATCTATTAGAATATCAACCTTTTGTAAAGGAAGGAGATGTAGTTATCTTCCCATCATATCTTTTGCATGAAGGTCCAATGAATAAGAGTAAAGAAGAAAGGACGATCGTTTCTTTTAACATTATGGGTGAAGATTCTTTCAATGCATATAATGCAGGTGCTCAACGGTAATAAATAAATTTATCCAAGAGTTTCAATGAATAATGAATGTTGACGGTATCGTTAATGAGCAGAATACAAACTTTGTAGGAAAAGATGGATTCTACTGGTGGATTGGAGAAATTGAAGATCATGAAGATCCACTAAATTTAGGTAGAGTAAAGTGTAGAGTATTAAATTACTACACCAACCCCGAGTTTGGTAGTCCTGATGCTCTCCCTACAAGTGAATTACCTTGGGCAACAGTGCTTCAGGGCACAGATCAGGCAGGTAATGATGGTCAGGGAGAATCTTCTGGGCAGTTACAACCTGGCGCTATCGTCATGGGTTTCTTTATGGATGGCGAGAGTGCTCAAATGCCCGTCGTCATTGGAGTTTTGCGTTTAAATAAGGGTGATAGTGTAACAAATAAGAGATTTATTTTTACTGGCAAAGATTTACCTGAAGGTCTTGGTGTTAACGCATCAACTCTACCTTCAGGAGAGACTAATACCTCCAAAGGTGAAATTGCAGAACCGATTCAAAATAACTCAGTTGCAATTCCAAACAATGGCAAACCACCTGGTACTGGTGGTGGATCTCCATCAAACGTTGGTAATGCTCAGGGTATAAATGGATCTAGTGCAAATAGTCAAAAACCAACAACACCAACAAAACCTGTCCCTGCAGCAAATGGAGTTGGTGGACCATGGAAGATGTTGGAGTATAAGTTAAATTATCTTATTGAAGACATTGCTGGGACGGCAGGTAATCTCGTCAAAGCAGACAATGGTGATTTTATTGATGTTGTTGAAAACAAACTTGTAACAATAGATAAGTTACTAGCAAAAGTTAAAAACTTTTTAAGCGCAGTATTTGCACAAGTTGTTTCTGCAATTAGGCAACAGTTGGATGATCTCGTCAAACAGATTGAAAGTGGATCTTTTATCGCATCATTCCTTGGAATTCCTGGCACAACTTTTGCTATCATTCAATCTGCAATTTCTGCTATCTTAAGCACAATTTGTGGTATTGACCAACAAATCATTGGTTTTATTGAAAATCCGATTGGAAGTCTCACTAATATTGTTGAGGGTATAATCGAAGGTCTTATCTCTAAAGCAGAAGCAGTTGTCCAAGGTGCTCAACAGGTAATCGACGCTATTGTCTGTAATGTCCAAAGTATTCTTGGACAAGTGAGTGGTGTTATTCAAACTGTTAAAGGTATTGTTGATGCCTACGGTGATATTAAAGATATCATCGAAACTTGGGAAACTGGATCTAAGATTTTTACTGAAGGTTATGATCTGGTTGCAAATGGTATTCAGGATTTAACTTCAATTCTTTTGTTATTCCTTGACTTGTTTGATTTTGGTTGTGATCGAGAAGCAAATGGTGGTAAAGATGATGTAGGTTGGTATCCATTCTTTGGCACCACTTCATGTAATCCAACAGCACTTGCCGCTCTACCTTTAGGGAATGCTTATGGAAGTTGTGGAGATTCTTCTGGTGGCGGAGGATTTTTAGACTCATTCTTTGCTGAAGCAGATCCATATTTAACATCTGCCAAAAACTTTGTCAATGGTGCATATTCAATGCAACTTGGCACTCCTGGTAGACAAGCAACTATTATTAAAGATGCATCTGGAAAGACTACAACATCCATCAAACAAAATAATTCTGCCTTAGCAGATCATAAAATAAAGAAAGATATCAGAGAAAAAGACCCTGATCTTTCTGACGAGGAAGTTACAAAACAACTTAAGTCATATAAAAAGTCACAATCTGGATCTGAAAGTGATCAGGCAAGTATGGTTGCAGATCATACTTCTTATCCTGGTAATCACACACAAGAAGTCCATGGTGACGATTGTAAAACAGTTGATGGTGATCTCTGCCGCACGATTGATGGTGATTATCGTTTAAAAATCACTGGAGATTGTCATCTTGAAGTTGGTGGAGGTTTCTTCCTCAATGCATCTGGTGCTCCAAAGCAAGTAGATAATAACGGAAAAGAAAAAAGTGATAGTGGTAAGATTCAAAAGCATGTTATGACATTTGGATCTGATTTAGATATTAATGTAAACGGTGCTGGTATTAAAACTAATTGCACTAACATGGAAGTGGGTGCAAGAGATCTTGTGGTCAGTGGATCTAGTTATAAAAATACCATGAAGACATCAACATATTCTTCTGGTGAATTAGCACTCAATGCAGGTAATGCTATTACCATGAATGCTACTACTTTAACACAAAATATCAATTTCTTACCACCGAAACCTGGTCTTGGTGGATATTATTGCAACGTCGGTGGACCTGTAAACTTCTTACAGATCGTCGGTGGCGTTAGTGCTATCCCACCATTCAGTGTAACCACTCCTGGTCCCTTCCTGGTGCAGTGTGCCGCAGGGGGCGCTACATTCACTGTAGGAGCGGGAGCATTCACTGCTAACGTCGCGGCAGGAGCAATCGCTATGACGGCATCTGCGGCAATCTCAGCGGTCGCTGGAGCGTCAATGACGTTGACCGCTGGTGCAGTTATGAAACTGACTGCAACCAGCATCTTCCTCAACTGATCCCCTTGACAGGTCTATCCAACACTGCTAGAATAACACTGTCAGGGTTGGAAACCAATGTCTACAGATCTTTTAGAACACATCAACATCAACTTCTCTAAAAGAAGTGTTACTATTACTTCTAGTGATGGTGATAAAAAAACTGTTGTCTGGAAATGGGATCGTGAAGGATCTGAAGGTTTTGCAGAAACAGTGTCACTAATTGAGTCTATGACTGATCCCGAAATTCGTACTTATCAATTTGCAGAGCAATGAATCAACCATTAAATATTACCGAAAAAGAATTTCATGATTACATGGAATTTTGCATTGACATGTGTGAGAGAAACCGTGTAGTCTGGCGTATTGAGCGTGAAGATGGTAGAGCAGTAATGTGTGTGCCTGTAGTTAAAGAAGTTGCTATCGAACCTGAAGTCCAAGAGCAACTGTTAGAATTTCAAAAACAATTTATGGAGGAAAATGCGTCCTGAAACTCGTGAATCGATGGAAAACCTTTGGTCTGCTAAGTGGAACTTGCCAAAAGCAGCAAAACATGCTAATCTTACTGAGAAAGAGATGAAAATTACATTCAATGAGTATTGTAATTTTCATCCTCCTACCTGGGAAATTGGTAACACTAAACAAATTGGGGTGCTCCATATTAATGGGAGTGTGGCGGAATCGGTAGACGCACCAGACTTAAAATCTGTTGAGAATTAATCTCGTGGGGGTTCAAGTCCCCCCTCTCCTATCATATAGATAAAATAAAAAATGGATTTTATTGGTGAATTTTTTCTAGAAGATATTTCAATTTGTGATCGTTTAATTGATTTTTTCAATAACTCTGATTATAGCAAAGAAAATCAATATGTTGGACACTTTTATGATGGACCTAGAAAATATATTGATGTTAAAGGAAAGAAATCCACAGATCTAGATCTTATTGCATCTTTATACTTAGATTATCCAATAATAAAAGAATATATTAAAAACTTAAATAAAATTGCTAAAGAATATGGAAAATTATATCCAACATCACAAAAGGTAGATCCTTGGGGTATTTTGGAAGATCCTAAAATGCAATATTATAAACCAGGAGAAGGTTATTTTGTAGCTCACAGTGAGAGAAGTGGACCTCACTACCCATCGGTACTCAGACATTTGGTTTTTATGACATATTTAAACACTGTAACTGATGGAGGAGGAACTGAGTTTATCAATTACAATAAAGTTACTAATGCTGTAAAGGGTAAAACTGTTATTTGGCCCGTAGATTGGACACATCTGCATAGAGGAATAACCTCTCCATCTCAAGACAAATATATTCTTACAGGGTGGTTTAGTTACAAAGTAGAAATCGATGAATAGAATATTATTTCCTCAACATCAATATTGGCATTTTTCTGTGCCAAACTCTAAAGAATTTAATGATTATATTAATTCAATAGATACAAATTTTGGAAAACCTGCAGACTGGTCATCTTTATGTAACATTAAAACATTTTATTACACTGATAATGTTGAAGGATCTCGTGAAACATTTACTCAATTGTTGACTCCAAGTTTACAATTATTATGTGAAGAAATGGGACCAGTTTCCCTGCAGTTTGCTTTAGATAATTGCTGGTTAAATGTATACAATAAACATCACTTCCAAGAACCTCATGATCACTGGGAAGCAGATTTAGTTGCAGTATATTTTTTAGATGATACTCAAGAAGACTATGGAGATTTTTACTTCTTTGACACGAATGCATCTACAATTGCTAGGTATCCCATATGGAAGGATATCTATGACTATAGTAATTCTTGGTTTCCTAGTGTCAAAGGGGGAGATATAATTTTCTTTCCTCCATATACATATCATGCTTGCACATTACATAAAAGCGACACACCTAGAAGATCAGTAGCATTCAATTTAAAAATGAGGGTGCCAGAATGATAGAAGTATACGATAATTTTTTAGATCACGAAGACCATCTTTGGATTAATAACTTTGTAAAAGAATCTCAATATTTTTATGGACAAGTAGATGATGAGCAGGATGAGAATTCTATTCCCACTGGAGTGACATCTGGAATTGATTTAGATCGTCGTGCTCCAACTTTATTGGATTCTGCTATCCAAAGTAAGACAACGGTTTCTACTCTTTACAGAGCATATATCAATATGTTTTCTCCTGGTGAAATATCTAATTTTCATGTAGATGATCATAGAAAAAATACATATACTGGTTTGTATTATGCAAATACTGAAAAATGGAATCATCAAGAGGGTGGTGAAACACAATTCTTGATTAATAACGAAATCTATGGTATACTACCAATACCAAACAGAATGGTAGTATTTGATTCCAGACTGCTACACAAAGCAACACCATTTCATAGAAGACATAGGTGGACTATCGCTCTTAAATATGCAGATTGACATATGTGTATAGATAGTCTATAACGGGGGAGTACAAAAGATCTGCAATGTAGAAGCAGCGCCCCCAATTATTGCCTCCGTAGCTCAGTGGTAGAGCAGGGCTTTTGTAAAGCTCAGGTCGCAAGTTCAAATCTTGTCAGAGGCTCTCAATCCTCTATAGCTCAGTTGGTAGAGCA